ATATAGGGTGATGTTTAATGTCACCGCTCACGATCCTCTTTCTCGTGTTGACCCTCTTTTAGAAGTTTTGAGAGGGTATGACGAGATTCCAGCCGCTCATAAAGATGTTTTTATTTACATAGACTACGAGCACAGAGCAGATAAAGAGACTCTTTTAGATCTTTTAGAGCCGAATTTAGAGTCTCTTAAATTAGAGATTATTGTTGCAGGTCCTGCGTATCAAGGTTTTTCTCTGTGTTGGTCCCACAAACGTATTTTGAAACTTGCGGTTGAGAGTAAAGCTTATGACATTTATGTATATAGTGAAAATGATATGATGTTCACTAATGAGCATTATATTTACTGGTTAACTTATCGTCAGTACTTAAAACCCTTAAATCTCGAACCTGGTTTTTGCCGTTACGAGAGATACGATGATAAGTGCGTTCCTTTTGATAACTACAGAAGGTGGCGTTTATCAGAACCTACTCCTGATGTTTGGGGTAATAGGTCTTACAGAGTGCAGACTTATCTGACGCCCACGCTTGATGTAATAGGTTTTATTTCTCTCGGTAACCCCTATATGGGTCTAATGGTTCTTGATCAGGATATGGCCGATGCTTATATAGTTTCTCAAAGTTTCGACCCCGCAAGAAGTTTTGAGCTGACTCGCCACCGTTGCTGGCCCATTGCCGATAGAAGCTCTATGGGTCTTGCTTTTGAAAACCTTACTGGTGATCAGGAACATCGACGAGTTGTACCAATTGTCAGAGAAAACAGTAAAGTCACTATTGCTCCCTGCGGCCTTGTTGAGCATTTAGATAAAAAGTACAGCAAGCGTTTGGCTGATGAGGATGGTACCCTCATGGATATTTCTGAGATGCTCGTCGTATGAGCGATTTAGTCTCACATCCGTCTCATTACAATCAAGGCGAGATTGAATGCATCGATGCACTCAGGGCATCCCTTGGACCGGAAGGGTTCAAAGGGTTTTGCAGAGGCTCAGCGATTAAATATTTGTGGAGAACCGAGCACAAGAACGGTGTTGAGGATCTTAAAAAGTGCGCATGGTATATAAACAAACTCATCGAAATTGCTGAGCAAGAAGGTTAAACTATTACTGAGGCTTCTTACTTATGGATATCCGCGCTTTTGGTTCTGTCTTTCCCCAGCAGGCCAGTCTGCCGTATGCGAGCGGTTTTGCATGGGCACCTGCCGACGGGGAAAAGCGGTTTAGTACCTGCCGTGGTTTATATATCGAGGGAGATGCTGCCGACACCTTTTATGTTGAATTAAATGACGCACCAGGCCAGTGGATTCTTGCTGAGGTCGGTGCGAACAAGGTTCTTCCCTTTGCAGCCACAGCTATTAGCGGTGGCACTGTCGACAGCGTCAAGGTGCTCTACTGATGGTTAATCAATTCGTCCCCTACGCCTTCAACTTCTCGAAGGCCTACCAGGATCAAGTTTTTGCGGCTGATCAACAACGTCGAGCTAATCAAACTGCCGACTCAGCTTTTGCGCAGATGTCTGAAGATGACGACTCTCAACTGATCGGACAGCCTACGCCTCAAGCTCCTTCGAGTCCAACCGTCACTTACGGAAATGGTGTCGAAGGTCCTGTTGATGCGCTTGAGCAGGACAGAGAAATTATGTCTAGAGCTAAACGTCGGGCAGGTAAGTACTTAACTGAAGCAGGTTGAACTAGTATGTTGGCAGTTCTAACACTGCCAGCGTGCTTTTAGACGTTTTTACTTATTTCAACGAAAAAGAGCTTCTTGAGCTGCGTATCCGCACTTTAGAGAAGCACGTAGACGGTTTTCTTATAACTGAAGCAAACAGAACGCATAGAGGTGAAGAAAAGCCTTTTACTTGCTTGGAGACTCTGAAGGAACTTGGTATCCCGGACGATAATATTCAAGTGCTGCACGTAGAACTACCTTCTAAAGAAGAAGCCCCAGACCCGTGGCTGCGAGAACGAGGTCAGAGAGATGCAGCGAGTGTCGGACTACATATGATTCCAGATGACGCTGTTTTTATCTGTTCGGATCTTGATGAGATAGCCAATCCGGATAAATTAAACGATCTTGTTTCTACTGTTGAGAAAAACCCTGGCGAGATTATAAAACTCAGTATGTCGATGCACTATGGGCGTGCTGATCGTCAGCTAGTAACTCCCGACGGCTCTCCTTTTAATTGGCGTAATGCTTTCGCCGCGACAGTAGCTACTCTTAAAGCCCACGGCACGCTCTCTTCTATGCGAGCCGAAACTGATTACGTGACTTTTGGAGAGCTCGATGCCGGTTGGCATTTCAGCTGGATGGGAGACAGAGATCGTCGGTTGGCTAAGTTGAAGTCTTATGCCCACTGGGAAACCGACACCTCTGATGTTGAAAAAAAATGTGCTGATTTCTCAGCAACGCCCGGTGGCGTAGACATGCTTGGTAGGGAGGATCACATTATTGAAAACTTCTCTCTCGACAAACTTCCTGAGGGTGTGTTCACACTTCCTCGTGTAAACAAATTTTTGCTTCCGAACTGATGTTTGTTGATACCTTCACTTACTTCAACGAGAAAGAGTTACTTGAGCTCCGCATAAACGCTCTCAAGGACCACGTTGACGGTTTTGTTATCGCCGAGGGTGATAGAACTCATAGAGGTGATCCTAAGCCTTTTACTCTCAAGGACACAATTTTAGAGCTTGAGCTACCCTCTGATATCATTCAAGTCCTTGAGGTAAAACTCCCATCTTGGGAGGAAGCTCCTGACCCCTGGGTTAGAGAGCGTGGTCAGAGGGACGCACTGGCTACGGCACTCTGGCACTTACCGAAAGATGCAGTCTTTATTTGTTCTGACTGTGACGAGTTGCCTAACTGGGAATGTTTTGATGATTTGAAAAGTGCTCTTGCCGAAAATCCCTCTCGGATTTTTGGACTAAACATGTCTATGCACTATGGACGTGCTGATCTTCAGTTGTTCTCGCCTAAAGGAGAGCTTTTTCAGTGGCGATGTGCGACGGTCTGTACTGTCGGTACGCTTGAAGCTTACGGGTCATTGACTCGTGTACGTGAGCAACCGAATCGTAAATTTATTGGCCTCCGCGATGCTGGTTGGCACTTCAGTTGGATGGGTACTCCAGATCAGAGAGCACGTAAGTTGAGCTCTATTGCAGAACATTACATTTGGGATCGCCCTGAGGTACAGGCTTTGTGTGCTGATTTTGTGCCTCAAGAAGGTGCCACAGATATGCTTGGTCGAGAAGATCATCTATTAACTAGGTACCCCCTCGAGGATTTGCCCGAAGAAGCGGTTAAACTGGACAGAGTGAAAAAGTATCTTCTTCCCGATGGCCGATAAAATGCCTCCTGAACTCCTCAAGCGTTTTGAAGAGAAGCGTGAGGAAGAAAAAGCTCCTAGCGGTGAAGAACTCAAAGCTAAGAGTCAGAAACGTAAGGACGCGCTTGCTAAAGCACGTAAAGCCAAGGCAATGAGCTCCAAAAAATGATCCCGATTACGGGTCCTCTTATCTGATAAATGAATGTCGACCGCCTCCACAGATACTCGAAATAGGTTTTCAGAGATTCTTGAGGCGGCTCGCACTCAGGATCGAAGCAGCCAGTCATCGACAATGGTTGTGCTGAGCCATATTCAGCAAATGACCCTATTGATGATCAAAAAGGGTCTGACTTTTTACTGCGACCAGGATACGTACAAGAGCCGTACAAAATTTTTAGCCGATGTAATCACTCTTAATAAATTAGATATTCGTTTTCCGGCGATTATTCGCAACTTTTTGATCGACGGGTGTGGTCTTTTCTATTTTCGCCCTGACGCAAAGTTAAAATATCAGATTTACTTCTTTAATAAAAACCAGTATCGGGTCTATCACGACCTGAATGGTGAAGTTGAAGAGGTTATTATCATTTATAGCTACAAGGTTAAGGCAGGAAGCCTTGGCCTCCCAAGTACTACGTCCGGTCAGAACAAGCGATACGTTCGACTCTCTATTACTGCCGACACAATCAGTGAAATCGAGACTGATACAGAGCTTAGTTTTGATTTAGAACCCGGTTCTGTACTCACTCCAGCCAAAAAACGTCCAAATACACTTGGGTTTATACCCGCCGTAGAGGTTTTAAATAAACCAAGCGCAAGTGGTACAGAAGGAGAGGGTGAGTTTGACCCGTTCATGGAGCAAATCGTGCTTCATGACCAGCTGACCCGAAATATCGCCAAAAATATTGAGTTTTTCGGCAACCCCACGTTGATCAGCTCGCGTCCTCGCAGTGATCTGGTCGAAGCGGGCGATACCCAAAGCAACTTCCGCCCAACTATCAGTAGTCAGAGTGGTTTCGCGGGGATGGACTCGCCTTCCACTCGCGTAAGTGAACCGTTTGGTGCTGCTATGGGCGGTGGCTTACGAGTCCCCCGCATTATTGCGAACGTTGAAGCATCCGATCGCGTCGGTTACATGACGCCGGATCCGGTTAATGGCGATATGAACCGTTATACGCTTCTCCTTCGCGAAGAGATCCGCACAGCTCTTGGCGGCGTGGATGAGATCTCGATATCTGCTGGCGCCACAGCAACTGAAATCAAAGGTTTGATGGGTCGCGCTCAGGCGACTGCTCTTCGTAAGAACAAGAGCTTCCTTACTTATGGTTTCTGTCGTCTTCTGGAGATGATGCTTTATCACCAGGAGACTATTTTCCGCGAATCGTTCTTATTGGCAAGTGGGCTTAAGGAACCTAAACCCCCTTCAGATACTGCAGATCAAGAGACAGTTGAGAAGTATCAGAGAGCTGTTATGCGTTTTGAGCAGAAGCTCGACGTAACTATCAAACAAGCTCTAGCTGAGAACAAAGTACCACCCGGTGTTGTTGGTCTTCCTGAGGATGGTGACCGAGAGGTTGACTACCGATACCAGGGAGATGTTTACGAGGACACTGCGTATGACGTGCAGCAGAAGTCAGTCGTGGTCAGGAACTTGCAGGAGTTGGGTGTAGATAGCATCGAGGCTCTGAAATTTCTTTTCCCCGAAAAAACTGATTCTGAAAGAGCTGAAATGTTGAAGGGTTTCCCCTTCCGCATGGTGCAACAGACTCAGTCTGCAATGCAACAATTTCTGGTATTATTATCCCAGATGTTGCAGTCTCCTCATCCGCTTGCGCCTAACCAACCGCTTGCGGCTGACCCTAGACTGAATATCACTCCGCTCCTTTACAGGACATTTGATCACCTAGCGGAAGAATTAACCTACTCGGGTAGCTATGAGCCAGCAGATCCAAGCTTCGACCCCGAGCCCGGTCTCCCCGGCGGCAGCCCCGGCGGTAACCTCGGACCAGGGCTCAACCGCCTACCCGCAATGGGTGGCGCAAACAGCTACCCCGGCGGTAGCTTCGGTACCTACAGCCCAACCGCCGTCGCAGGCGGCACCGGCTACGGTCCCTTCTTCCAACAACCAGTACAACCAGTTAACGTCCAGCTCCTCCCCGAGCAATCCGTGGGAAGCAGCGATGGGCTCCCTGGAGC